TTTACCGCAGAATCATATCTTGCACCAATCGTAGGTTCAAACACCGTTGGTGGAGAATTCAATATTGAAAATCTTCCAGCAACAGAAGTAGATGGAAGTCCAATTTCTCTTACCAATCGTGACCACACAACCTATCGTCGTTTCAGTGTTCCATTCCAAGGTGGATTTGATGGATTTAAGCCGAATCGTCAAATTGCATTAGGTGGCGATATTACCGCAACCAACACCCAAGGATTTGACCTTAACGGTGCGAGTGCGTCGGGGTCAGTTGAATACAAGAGAGCATTAAATCAATTAAGTAATGCAGATGCAATTGATTTCAACCTCCTAGTAATTCCTGGAGTTATTTACTCACAACACAGTTATATCGCACAATCAGCAATTGATATTTGCGAACAACGCGGTGATTGTTTTTATATCGTAGACCTTGACGTTTATGAGGCAACTATCACTTCAGTAACTTCATATGCAGAACTTCTTGATACTAACTACGCCGCAGCATATTATCCTTGGGTTCGTGTTCTTGATGATATTACCGGTAAGTTCATTTGGGCACCACCTTCAGTGGTTCTTCCAGAAGTGTATCAATACAGTGATAATGTTGGAGCAGAATGGTTTGCGCCAGCAGGATTGAACCGTGGTGGTATTCCAGGCGCAATTGGTGTCAAAGCCAGATTAACACAAGCACAACGCGACGAATTATACGAATCAAAGGTCAATCCAATTGCACAATTCCCAGGACAAGGTATCTGTGTATGGGGGCAAAAGACCCTCCAACGCCGTGCATCAGCACTTGATCGTGTCAATGTTCGCCGTCTTCTCATCACCGTTAAGAAGTTTATCGCAAGTTCAGCACGTTTCTTAGTGTTCGAACAAAACACCGAAGCAACTCGTACACGTTTCTTGAACATCGTCAATCCATATCTTGCTGGTATTCAACAACGCTCGGGATTAACAGCCTTCCGTGTAGTTATGGATGAGACAAATAATACACCAGATATTATTGACCGTAACATCTTGGCTGGAGCAATCTTCCTCCAACCAACCCGTACTCTTCCTCCAACCAACCCGTACCGCAGAATTTATCAAGTTGGATTTCAACATTCTCCCAACTGGTGCAACCTTCGATACCATTTAATCAGTTTTTCCAATAACCACTATTTATTTAAAGTACCAATCTATATCTGGAGAGCCATATGGCAAATTTGGTCAATGAACAAGAACTTTTTTTCACCGCATTCGAACCAAAGACTGCGAATCGCTATATTATGTCCATCGACGGAATTCCTTCCTATCTTATCAAGAAGGCAGACCGTCCAAAGATTACCCAAGAAAAGAAGCGGTTAGACCACATCAATTTACAACGTTATATTAAGGGTAAGACCGTGTGGGACGAAATGACAATAGACCTTTACGACCCAATCGTTCCATCGGGTGCACAAGCAGTGATGGAATGGGTTCGTCTCCACCACGAATCAGTCACCGGTCGTGATGGATACGCAGAATTCTACAAGAAGGACATTATCATAAACGTTCTTGGCCCAGTGGGTGATAAGATTGAAGAATGGATTTGTAAGGGATGTCAAATCACCAAAGTTGAATTCGGTGAACTGACTTGGGAAAAGGATGACCCAATGGCAATCTCACTAACCATCCAACCAGATTATTGTATCCTCAACTACTAATAGTGTAGTAAGTATCAAAAACCCCACCCAAAAAGTGGGGTTTTTTGTTATATACCAATACTTAGTGATACTTATATAAAGGTGTATTTTTTCGAGGAAAACTATGGCAGAAATTACTGAATTTAATATCGGTCAAGGGGAAACTTTTAAGATATTGACCAGCCTAGAAAATATAGATACAGACTCATACTTAGATATAACGGATTATACATTCACTGGTCAAGTTCGTGAAAACTTTAGTACCGATGAAGTTGCTGCGTCATTCACTATTACAAAAATAAATCCACAAACTTCAGGAAGTTTTTATATAGAACTTACCCCAGCAGATACTAGCGCACTCACACAACGCAAGTATGTGTATGATGTGAAGATGACTAGTGGTTCCATCACTCGTCGTGTTCTTGAAGGATATTTTGTTGTTCGTCCAGCGGCTACGAGATAATAGATGAGCAATTTTATTGTCAATACCGATATTCCAAATCTTCGGGTTGTTATTAGAGAAGGTGACCAATATAATATAAACATTGTCCCAGGTAGAATTACTACACAAGTCACTGGGTCATTTACAAGTTATGCGGATATGGCGGGACTGGCTGCATCTGCCTCATATGTAAGTGGTGCAGGTATATTTGCTGAATTCGCAACATCAGCGAGTTATGCAGACACTATTAATCGACAAATTAGTGGTGATGTAAGGATTACGGGTTCCACCACAATTACAGATAACTTAATAGTTACTGGGTCCGCTACAATCACGGAATTTGTCAAATCAAATGAATACAAGTTAAATGCCGGAACCGTATCTATTACATTCACGGGGTCAGTTAATACAGGAATATTGGGCGCAACTGAGTATATTCAACCATTTATTTCGACCACAGAATACTCAGGTATGACCGTAGAATACCTCGCCCAACGACCAGGCGCATGTAGAATGGGTATTATTATGGCATCGTGGTTAGATACGGCAAGCATTACATTTACAGACATCTCCACTACCGATATTGGAGATACAAGCGATATAACATTCAGGTTTCTAAGTGGTTCAAACGAATTACGGTTACGGGTCAATAGTAATGGTTCCGGCAGTGGAGCTTGGACCGTACAAAGTCTATTTAAATTATTTCCAAATTTGAATTCTTAACAAAGTATTTAATATTTATATACCGATAACCCCGGTGGGAGAACCGTATGGCGAATGAATTTATTGCACGTAAAGGTCTGATAGTCCTTACAAATGGTGCAAAAATTACCGGCTCGTTTGAAACGACCGGTAGTAGTGTATTTAACGGACCTGTAACTACGAATAATACCACTGGTTCGTTTACGGGGTCGTTCAAGGGTGATGGTAGTAACCTAACGGGAATTACCGCAACCAACCTTGATATTGATAATTTTGGTAATGACCTAACGGGTATTACAGTAGCAGCCACAGACAAGATGATTCTATCTGATGCTGGTACCGAAGGTCGTATTAACGTTAGTCAACTCTCTGTTCCACTGGCAGGCACTGGATTAGAAGCAAATGCTGGTACAATCCGTATTGCAGCTGCAGCAGCCGGAGCTGGATTAGCTGGTGGTGCTGGTTCTGCGCTCGCAGTGGGAGCAGGTAGTGGTATTACAGTAAACGCCGACGATGTACAACTTGACACTAGTTCGGCACATTTTATAGGTGGAGCAAGGGCAACTGTTTCGTCAACAGATACCACAGGAGCAAGTGGTATCAATCTTCGTTACAACTCTGCAACAGGAGTCATTTCAGGTTCCCTTGTTAATAGTGCAGTAACAGTTACCGCAGGTAGTGGTTTAAGTGGTGGTGGTTCTGTTTCTCTTGGTAGTAGCACTACTGTAACTCTTGATACTAGTTCAACACACTTTACTGGTGGTGTTAAGACTAAATTAAATACAGAGGGAGTATTCAGTAGTTCCGTACAAACTGATGTTCGTCAAACTACTGGTATTGCAACAATTGCAACTACTGGGTCAAATACCTTCACGGGCGTTCAAACAATTAATGATACAACTAACAGTACCGCATTTAACAATGGTGCGTTAGTTGTCGTTGGTGGTGCAGGATTTGCTAAGGATGTAAAAATCTCTGGTAGTTTGGCTGTAACCGGATTGTTGACAGCAGTAAGTATGTCAACTCAATATGTGACTTCTTCACAATACAATATTGGTGTAAGTCGTGTTATTGTTAACGATGATGATAATGTAAGATTTGCAGGATTGTCGGTTGTAGACTCTGGGTCAACATACGGTACTGGTTCAATACTTTGGGATAGTTTAAATAATCACTGGATATTTGAAGTTGATGACCAAAACTATAATTCTACTATTGTTATTGGTGGTCCAAAACATAGTGGTTCACTTGGAAGTGAAGTTGGATTAACTTCAAATCGTGTCCCAGTAGCAACAGATACAAACCACATCGACAGTAGACTAGTATCCAGTTCTATCCGTGTAGATTTCCCATCACGACTCACTCACGTTGAAGCAGGACTGGTTGTAACTGGTTCCGTAACATCCTCAGTAGGATTCTCTGGTGATGGTAGTCAACTTACAGGTATCGTTACAGAACTTGCGCTTACTGGTTCAGATGGTGGTACAGGTACCGTATCGCTTAAGACACAAGCACTTACTGTTGATGGTACAAACGGTCTAACTGCAACAGTCAGTGGACAAACTATTACCATCAGTGGTAGTGATGCTACAACAACTACAAAGGGTGTTGCTCAATTCGATAGTACAAACTTCTCAGTCGCTGGTGGTACAGTAGCATCGAACAATATTACTATTAACGGAACTACAGTTAATCTTGGCGGTACACGAAATATCACCCTTCAACAAATTACTACACAAGGCGCAACCTCAGCTGACCAAGTAACACTTAATGGCGGTGCGATTGTTCACGGGGTACTGTTTACCTCTGGTAGCAATACAGACGTTGATAGTGGTACTGAAGTAGTTGCCTCAATAGCCACTGGTAGTTTTGATGCGGCATATTTTGATTATGTGGTTAAGAAAGCAAGTAATTATAGAGCAGGTACTGTCACAGCGGTGTGGGAATCTGGTACTAGTAATGTTGAATTTACCGACGTTTCCACTAATGATATAGGTAACACATCAGATGTAATTCTTTCAGTTGATGTACTTTCAGCAAATGCACGTTTAAAAGCTACGGTATCTTCAGATAACTGGACTGTTAAGGCAGCCGTAAGAGCATTGTAATATAGAAGTTAGTAGTACATTAAAAACTTACCTTTGGATATGTGAAGAAGGGGAATGGATATGTGAAGAAGGGGAATTATGGCGAATGAATTTATAGCCAGAAAGGGACTAATTGTTCCTACTGGTAGTATATTAGTATCATCTGGGTCGGTTACTGCAACCAACTTTATCGGTACCGCTAGTCAAGCAGTCACCGCATCATTCGCCTTAAATGCAGCTGGGTCAGGATTCCCCTTTAGTGGTAGTGCAGTCATCACCGGGTCACTTAATGTAACCCAGGCGGTGACTGCTTCGTTTTTTAAAGGTGACGGTAGTGAACTAACTGGAATAGATGTAGGAACTGCAGTAGTAAGTGATATTTACAAATTTGTCGGCGATGGTACAACTCAACTGTATCTATTATCACAAAGTTATTTATTAGATAATATTAATGTTAGTGTAGATGGATTAACATTTAGCCCAGCTATAGATTACAATTATCAAACCGGATCTATTGCATTTGTAGAAGCACCTCCATCATCATCTAATATTTTAGTCACTGCGCTTCTAAACTCAAATACCAAATTATCTGGCTCATTTACTGGGTCATTTATTGGTGATGGTCGTGGATTAACAAATATCCCACTTGCGGTCAATATTGACACTTACCAATTCATAGGTGATGGTACAACCGTAGGATATACATTAAGTCATTCTTATCAAGAAAAATCAGTATTCATTAATGTAGATGGGTTGGGATATAACCAACCAAGTGATTATTCGATAACAGGAGATGTTGTAACATTTACTTCCGCACCTCCGTCGGAATCAGTAGTTTATATTAGAGCACTAGTAAATACAGGAAATGATGTCACAGGATCATTTAGTGGTTCTTTCTTTGGGATTATATCCACAGCAAGTTATGCTTTTACATCATCGTATATACATCCTAGTGGATTACCATCTGGCGTAGTCTCTGCTTCGTCACAAGTCAATACAGGCTCATTTACTGGGTCGTTTAACGGTACTACCACATTTACACAATTACCAAATATTAGTATTGTGGCTGATAATCATTTATTTATTGCAGACGGAACTACAATTAATTACACATTATCACAATCGTATTCTCCTGCAATATTGACTGTATCTACTGACGGCTTGGTAAATGCATTAATAGAAGATTATACGGTATCTACGAATCAACTTACATTCGTTTCCGCACCTCCATCTTCATCAAATATCTTGGTAAAAGGTATTAGAATAGCACTAATATAGAGGTAAAAAATGGTTTTATTAAAGGTTTCTTTATATTTATATCAGATAACTCATTTTCAGAGATTATAAATGGCGATAACTAGACTTACCGGTGTATTGATTAGAAGTGGAAGTATCCCAACGACGGCATTAAGTGGTGGGGTAGTTTCCAGTTCTGCACAGTTACCCACGGGAACCGTTAGTAGTTCAGCACAGATAAAACCATTACTTCCAGAAGGGACGGTTAGTAGTTCTACACAAGTCACTTCACTGTTACCAACGGGTACAATATCTAGTTCTACTCAAGTTAATACACTGCTGGATTTAGATAATGTAGTTAGTAGTTCCGCACAAGTACAACTCAGTGGTATTACGGGTACAACATTCGCCTCAAATAATTTTACATTCCCACAAAACTTAACAGTACAAGGAACACTTACCGCACAAGAAATTAACACGGAATATGTTTCTTCTTCAGTTATTTATGAAAGTGGTTCTACCAAGTTCGGTGACACATTTGATGATATACATCAACGAACTGGTTCATTAGAAATCACTGGTTCATTAATATTAAATAATACTTCATTTAACGCAGCAACTTCTGGAACATCGGGTACCTCTGGTTCAAGTGGTACCGCTGGTAGTAGTGGAACGGCGGGAAGTTCAGGAAGTACTGGTACATCAGGAAGTAGCGGAACTTCTGGTAGTTCGGGATCAAGTGGAACCAGTGGCTCCTCGGGTTCAACAGGAACAAGTGGAAGTTCTGGCACATCGGGGTCATCAGGAAGTACAGGCACATCTGGTTCCTCAGGAACTTCTGGAAGTAGTGGAAGTACTGGCACATCGGGTAGTAGCGGAACAGCCGGTAGTTCAGGAAGTACAGGTACTTCAGGATCATCAGGAACTTCTGGGTCCGCAGGAACCGCAGGTAGTAGTGGTACCGCAGGGTCTTCTGGAACATCGGGTACACTTACACTAACTGGTACAACAGACAATGGATTAATTACCCTTAATGGTTCTGCACCAAATGCAGCCGTAGAAACCAATTTAACATTTGATGGAAGTTCCTTAGTAGTTACTGGACAAATTACTGCAAGCAGTATACGAGTTAATAGTACCGCATCACTACGATATCTAGAAACACAATTTGTAACCGCTTCGGTTATATACGAAAGTGGTTCTACGAAGTTTGGTGATAGTTTTGACGATGTACACGAACGAACTGGCTCGTTACAAATTACAGGTTCGTTAATACTAAATAATACTTCCTTTAACACGGCAACATCAGGAACGTCAGGTACATCGGGTACCGCAGGAAGCTCAGGAACCAGTGGGTCGTCAGGTACATCTGGTTCTAGTGGTAGTACAGGAACATCAGGTTCTTCTGGCTCAACAGGAACATCAGGTTCTTCTGGCTCAACAGGAACCTCTGGTTCATCTGGTACATCTGGAACATCAGGTAGTTCAGGAACATCAGGTAGTTCGGGTACGTCTGGTTCGGCAGGTACGTCAGGCGCAGGAACCATCAGTGGTGGTGCCGCAGACAGAATAGCATTATTCTCTGGAGCAACTACTTTAACAAGTAATGCAGCACTATCTTTTACTAGTGGTGTATTGACGGTTACTACTAATAATGCAAAATACTTCCAAGGTGGTGATGACGCATCGTTACATGATGTCAATGTTGCAAATACCATTGGTATACAAGGTGTACAAGACAGTACTGTCGGTGCAATAAAATTTGGTAGTAGTGGACAAACACTATTCGGTAATGCTACCGGCATAAACATCGGTGGTACTAATCCGTCCGTATTATTCCAAGTCCAAGGTGGGGTATCTGGTTCGGGTGCACAATTCTCATCATTAGGCGTTGGGACTGCCGCGTCAGCAACCACAGGTGAAATTAGAGCAACTAACGAAATTACAGCGTTTTATTCCGACGCAAGATTAAAGAATTTCCAAGGAACTATTGATAACGCATTAGATAAAGTATTATCATTGAATGGATATTACTTTATCGAAAACGAAATAGCTAAGTCATTAGGATATACAAATGATAAGAGGCAAGTAGGTGTAAGCGCACAAGAGGTACAGGCGGTTCTGCCAGAAGTAGTAACAGCAGCTCCAATCGACGATAAGTATTTGACTGTAAAATACGAAAAATTGGTTCCTCTATTAATTGAAGCAATTAAGGAACTTAAAGCCGAGCTGGATGAATTAAAAAATAACGGTAAATCATAATACCGGTAGGAGTGAATAATGGGTATAATACCAGCCACCGGTTCGGAAATAGCAATGGGAAGAGTGCGTAATGCGTATGGATTATCAGGTCAAGTTGCATTGCGTGCCAATCTAGGTGCTCAAATTGGTATTACTACTGGCCAAATCCGTCTTTCTATTGATTTCGGTGGCAGAACCACACCAAATAATTATTAATACTGGGACTTGACAAAGTTAGTAGTATAATATATATTTAATTACGGTTTTTAATAAGGGGTTACATATTATGGAAAAGATAACGTTTGATACATTATTAGCAGCAATTAATACTAACCCATCGGAATACGAAGAAAAGTATGTCCGATGGGTTTCTATTGGGTACGACAAAAAAGTTTTGGCAGAGTTACTATACGAATTACAATACCTCAAAGAAAAAAACGAATGGCCAGAACGAATTAAATTTTTAGAAGGTATTCTTGCCCAACACAATCCCCAACATTTATTAAATCTGTTAAATGGTGAAACGCAAACAACCCGATTTGCGTTAATAGAAAAGTGGGCACGGCAAGGTGCGATGGAAATTCTCATCTTTGAAAAATATTACTACGATGATTCGTGAAATCACCAGCCAGGCAGCAACACTAGCATCTGGAGTGGCTGGGTTATGAAGAACATCTACGATTTGACAATTTGGCAAACCAGACCCATTAAGTTAGCAATTCTTATTCCGTGTAGAGAATCCGTATATAGTTTATTTACTGCATCCTTAGTAGAGTTGGTCAAGACTACAACGATGGCAGGAATAGATGTTCATGTCATTTATGACCAAAGTACAATTTTACTTACACAACGAGAACGATTAGCACAACAAGCACTTACGATGAAAGCAGACTATGCGTTATGGCTAGATTCGGATATGATGTTTCCAAGTACGACTGCGATGCGTTTAATGGCACATAACGTAGATATTGTATGTTGTAACTATATGAAGCGGTCAGTACCACTTCAAACAGTTGCGTATCCAGAACGAGGTGATTGGGAAAATTGGTTACCCTTAGAAGCCGATCAAGAACTTCAAGAAGTTGAAGGGATTGGTATGGGGTGTATGATGATGAAAACAGAAGTACTGAACAAGCTGGTTCCTCCATACTTTGCCTTTGAATATAAAGATAAAGAATGGCATGGTGAAGATTTCTTTTTCCAAAGTAAATTACGCAAAGCTGGATATAAGATACTCGTTGATATGAATCTTAGTTTCCAAATTCGTCATGTAGGACAGTGGGCATTTGGACCGAGTATCGGTACTAACGAAGAACAAAGAATCAAGAGACATACAAAAAAGGTAAAGAAAAATGGTTAATAATGAAACATGGTTAGCGCATAGTGATTTATTTAAAAAATATTGGGTAATTGAAACTAAGCCGTGGGTGCGTAGTCTGGGTTGGTTTACTGACTATATGGAAACGGTAAAAGATGCTGATGGCTGGGCACAAGCTGGAGAAAAAGAACTTTCAGTATTTGATTATGTTCAAATTATTGACCAACCACTGGCAGAAAAGAAACTCTATCGGTGTACTAATGGCGCAACATGGGAACATATTTCTGGTCCCGTACTATTTGTTGTTCGTAAAGATTCAGAACAAGTCTTTATCGCAGGATGGGCAGGAGAACGAAAGATTATAGAAAAGATGAAGAAGGAAAGTGATGACCCGTGGCAGTGGCCAGAAAAGGCAGTGGCCAGAAAAGATGATTGTCGAGGTGAACCCCACCTCTGCAATACGAACAGTATCCGTAGTCAAAAAACAGAAACTAAAAGAAGTTCCTGTGTTCTTTGTGAGTAACGGCGAAAGTAATGCTGATGACAACTATAAGCACTTAACACAACTTTATCCAAAAGCAATTCGTATTGATGGAATTGACGGTCGTAGAAAGATGTTCCATCGATGCGTGGATTTAGTTGCAGGCGCACCACAATTCTTCGTAGTCACGGGCAAAACATACGTGACAGACGTAAACGTATTCAATTATCCAGTAGAAACCGTGTCGGATGCACATATCGTATTCCACGCAAAGAATATGAGTAATAGATTAGAATATGGACACATGGGTATCGTCTGCTATAATAGTAATCTAGTACTGAATACCCCCACAAACTTTGGATTGGATTTCACACAATACAGTAAAACCGTGACCGTCCCACATACCGTGAGTGAAGCACGATTTGCGACTACGCCATTTGAAGCATGGAGAACTGCATTCCGTGAAGTGGTCAAACTCTCGACTTCGTATTCTACGGAAGCACATCTGTGGTTACAACGATGGACTGCTTTTGCCGAAGGGGAGAACGCAGAATGGGTATTGACTGGCGCTCGGGAAGGTATCGAATATGCAGAACAACATAAGGATGATAAGACTGAGTTACGTAAGACAGTAGACTGGAATTGGTTACAAGAACGATTTGAAGAATTTCATGGATGATATATTACTTATAAGTTCTTCTCGTATTATCCAATGGATGAATGTAATACGAGATGCTCCGCCGGAAATAAAATATAGATTATTGGAAAGTTTCTGGGATAGTCAAATTAGGAGTAAGTCGTGGCTAGTAAATAATATAAAAAAATACATACCAGATTTATCTGGTAATGTATATATTATGGGCGGATGGTATGGAATTCTGTCACAATTGATAGTTGATACTTTTTCCACACTACAATCCCACACAATATATAATATTGATTTAGACGCTAGTTGTACTAAGTATGGGACATTATTCTCTGATTATGACCAGAGAATAAAATTTATTACTGACGATATGGCAAAGTTTAGCGGTTACGTAAATCCACAACTAATAATCAATACAAGTACAGAACACGTTACACAAGACACCTACAATTTATGGTTAGAAAAAACACCATCATGGAAACTTCCAATTATTATTCAAGGAAATAATTTTTATGATTGCTTTGACCATATTAGATGTTTTGATACATTAGAAGAATTTAACGAAAACAGTCATTTAAGAAATATAGTATTTACAGATAAATTAAGATGTATGGGACCATCTGGACCATTTTATAGATTTATGACAATGGGGTATAAGTAATATGACAATTATGAGTGCAGCAGAAGTATACACAAGTGTTAAACGGAAGTTGGAGGTTATCAGTCCAACCGTATGCGTAGCAAAGTGGAAACAAGTAACTGTTCATTTAGGAACAGGAACCACTCACAGCTGCCATCACCCTACAGTACATATAATTCCTTTAGAAGAGTTAGAAAATAATCCGTCTGCACTACACAACACCCAATATAAGAAAGAACAACGAAAGAAAATGTTGGAAGGTGAACGGCCTTCGGAATGTGATTATTGCTGGAGAGTAGAAGATACGAACAAAATAAAAAATCAGTCCGATGTATTTAGTGATAGAATTACAAAGAGTGCAGAGTCGTGGGCACAACCACATATTCAAAAAATTTCTAGTATGCCGTGGGATACTAACGTAAATCCGTCATATATGGAAATTGATTTTGACACCACCTGTAACTTTAAATGTGCATATTGTTCCCCGTCATATTCAACGACCTGGATGCAAGAAATTAAGCAATATGGAGAATACGTACTACCGAGTGGTATTAGCTTCAATGCGATTAAACATCTTGCAAAAGGAACAGGACTTCCCATTTTACAATCAGAAGAAAATCCATATGTTGATGCGTTTTGGAAATGGTGGCCGGACGCAGTAAAAGATTTGCACACATTTAGAATTACTGGTGGAGAACCACTATTAAGTAAGAACACATTTAAAATGCTTGATTATCTTATTGATAATCCACAACCTCAATTAGAGTTTAGTATCAATAGTAATCTTGGTGGTCCAAAAGAATTGATAGACGAGTTTATTAATAAAATGTGTATTATCCAAGACAAGAAGGCAGTAAAAGAATTTAAGTTGTTTACTAGTAATGAAGCGCATGGTAAGCGCGCAGAATATATTCGTTTTGGTTTAAACTATGACTACTGGTATAGTAATGTAGATAGAATTTTAGGACAAATTCCTGATAGTAGAGTTACTATTATGTCAACATATAATTTATTATCAGTCACATCGTTTACTGATTTTCTAAAAGATATGTTCGAACTAAAAATTAAGTACAGTGACCATCATACTCGACAACTACCGCTCAGTGTAGATGTACCATATCTTAGACATCCTGCGTTTTTGTCCGCGTGGACTTTAAGTGAAAACTTTTTGTCACACATAGCAGATTCAGTTTCTTATATGTACAGACATCAGCAAGTAAGTGGATGGCAATTTTTAGCAACTAAGGGATTCTATGATTATGAAATTCATAGAATGGAACGCTTATACTACACAGTATTACATGCTATGGGCATCAATAAGCCAGAAAATATCGATAACAGAAGAAATTTCGCAGCATTTGTTGACGAATACGATCGTCGTCGTGGAACAAATTTCGTAGAAACATTCCCAGAATTAGATGGATTTTATTCATTTTGTAAGGTCACATGAAAAATATAAATTCTCTATATGAGTTTATTACACCGAATGGGTTTTTGCCGATGGGATACGAAATCACTGATATACCAATAATTTTCAGTGAAATTAATGATACATTTGCGGGAATCAATAACGGAGTACTCAGAACGATAAATAAACCAAAATTTCGTGTGTCAAATAATACACCTGATGTCTTTGATTTATTGTCGGAATACTTTGAAATACATAGAAAGTTAGTCCATCAAATTTCTGATGACAATCTTAGGCAAGACCATAATTTATTTGTAATAACAAGTACTAACGACGAAACTATAGTAGAATATGTATCCAGAGTAAATTTAGACAACATTTTCACTAAAAAATCATTCTCTTTATTCAAGCAATATGATAGCGTAAAAATATTGCTTATTGATAATAAAGAAGGATGTATAGAGTATACAGATGATTTTTTTGGAAATATCCATAAGTTTACACATAGACATTCTATCAAAAGCAACAAAATAATTTTTATAACAAATACATCGAATATAAAACGAATTTATGAAAATTATTTGGCTAAATACGATTTACCATCGTTTATGGTGTGCGAATCTATTAATTTTTGTGTAGAAGGGGAACCTGGAAAGAATATTGTTAAGTATGAACACACTACCAATGATTACGAAGTAGAGAAAATTGTTGAGCGTGAAACGGAATATTCATTAGACAAAGCTCCGCTTACACATTTAAGAGATAAACATTTTCTCTGTTTAAATAGAAACAGTGGTAGATTACATAGACCAAAGTTAATATTAAATTTGATACAATATAATTTATTTAACAAAGGATTAGTATCACTGTTTAAATCAGATGCGTTTGATAATTTTTGTGAAGAACCAGAAAATACAGAATACAAGCTACAAATTCAACAAAAGTATCCATTTATCATAGATTATGAAGATGCAGATGCAGTAGCGGATATGCACAACTATTTCACAAACACAGATATGTGGAATCGTGCATATTTTTCAATAGTAAATGAAACCGGGGTAAGTAAAGGTTCTATATTTATCACAGAAAAAACTATACGACCGATGATATATTTTCATCCGCTCATAGTATACGGCAATCCACACACTTTAAGTGAATTAAGAAAGTTAGGATTTGAAACATTTCCAGAATTCTTTGATGAAAGTTATGACACAATAGAAGATGAAAACGAACGGTTATCGGCAATTGTGGCAAATGTAGAAAAGGTCTGTTCACTGTCCTTAGAAGAATTACACGTCTTATACCATTCTGTATATCCTAAATTAGTACACAACAAAAATTTACTAATTAAGTTTGCTACAGATGGTCATATTAAAGATAAGTTTTCAAACGCTATAGATTTATGAAAGATATTTTTTTAGTTAGTGATTATATATCCCCGTATAGCCCATTAGAAAACTGTTTAAATGTCGGGTATTTTCAATCGTACATTGAATCAGATTTTGATAGAACACAAGGTATTATACAAAAACTACAAGACAAGTATTACGATCCGATAGCAGTATGGCATGGGCAAGGGTCTATTGAATATGCAATGACTGGACAAGTCAGTACATATGATGTCTTCTCAAAAAAACATCAAACGGATGGCATTTATTTGTATGTAGTATCTCCGTTTGGAGGAGCTAGCTGTACATTTGGACTACACAACAGCTTACATATGCATAGGTCATTTTTCTTCTTTATCCCAGAAAGAACAAAGTACCTAATCAAAAACCTTGAAAACTTTTATCTTTTTATAAATTATTCAAACGAAGGAACATTAAATAATGAGTTTTTTGAAGTTATTTATAAAGATGCGTGCGAATTTGATATACCTTTTGAAAAAATAGTATTCTGTATTTCTGATTATAATATTCAAAAAAGTTTTGATGACTGGTATGATGTGTATTCACAAAGACCAGATAATCAAGATAAAAAGTTAACAAAGATAAAATTATTATATCATGTTTGGTCATTAAGAGACAAGGCTCGTGAATTTAAAAAAATACTTAGTAACGAGAGAACAAGGTTTAATAGTTTTTCAAATCCATGCACAGTTGTTTCCAAACAAGAAGTGACTGACAAAATTGTAAGACAAAAGAAATTTTTAATGTTGAATAGACGGATGCGACCGCATAGATTATATTCTGTGCTAATGTTTAGTCATTTGAACATAATAAATGATGTATTCGTATCTTATGATTTAAACAACATGCAGATGTTTGATTTGGAAGAGCGTATGTATAAAAACCATCATCTTGGGGAGCAAATACCGTTTTCAACTATAAAACTAGAATATGACAAATTAAAACTAACAAAGCCAATTAGTATTTTAGATTTTGAAAACTTAGAAGAGGTTTGGGGATTTAATTTTGAAGATAAGAGAATATATCTACAATCATATATTCACATAACATCAGAAACCAATTTCTTTGAAACCGGCGGGTATTTCTCGGAAAAAACATGGAAACCTATGGGCCACCTTCAGCCATTTATTTTTATGGGGCCAGCAAATGGTCTTAAAGAGATTAGAAAGTTTGGGTTTAAAACATTTTCACCATTCATAAATGAAAGTTATGATGAGGAAACAGACGATAAGTTAAGATTTAAAATGATAATAGACGAAATAGAAAGGCTATCAAAGTTATCATTAGAAGAAATTCATAGTTGGTATCATTCTATATTTGAGGACATATTAGTATATAATCAAGAACTATTTTTACAATATGAGAATGATGTACTAATGAAAGAATTCTTCACTAAAAATTTATTTGAGGTTTTAAATGATAACACCTAATGTAAATAATGAATGGGGTCAACTTAAAAAAATAATACTTGGAACAGTGACGGGAGCACAAATTCCCACTGTAAAAGATAAAGGGCTGCATTGTATAGACTACGCACACTATTCCGATGAAGAGTTTGCCAAAATACCCACAGGTACTTATCCTACGCAAGTTTTAGAAGAAACTGAAGAAGATTTGAATGACATTGAAAATATACTAGTAAACCTTGGAGTAGAGGTATATAGACCACCAACCATAGTTGATGATAGACCATTTAATGATTCTTACTATGATTATTGTCCACGGGATTCTATGTTAGTAATCAAAAATAAGGTCATATCTACCCCTATGACTTTACGGCAACGTAGAGATGAAGCAGATAAATACAAACAATTATTTACACCGGAAAGTTGGGTAACATTCCCGAAACCAGTTGCGGAAGATAATTTGTATGATAGAACGGATTTATCAAAAAGTACATTAATGAATACCGAACCTGTATTTGATGCAGCAAACATACTGAAAGCAAACAATGATATATTATATTTAATATCTAATACAGGAAATAAAGCAGGCGTAGATTATTTACAAAATTGGTTACGGGAAAACATATCTGACCAATATAGAGTTCATTTAGCTGAGAATATCTACGCCTATATTCATATTGATACCACATTTGTTTTTTTACGAGAAGGTGTGGTACTAACAAACCCGGCGAGAGTTAATAAATACAATATGCCAGACTTTTTAAAGAACTGGTATTCAATAAACGCTCCAGAACCATACCCCACACAAGTCATGTCGGATTGGTGTCCAGCGTCCCCGTGGTTAGGTATGAATATTCTTTCTATTAATGAAAACCGTGGTTAGGTATGAATATTCTTTCTATTAATGAAAACCTTGTTATGATAGAAGAACATCAGATTTTGTTAATGAAGTTATTAAAAAAGATGGGAATAGACTCTATACCTGTCAGACTACGGCATGCTAGAACATTAAGTGGTGGTCCGCACTGTATAACTTTGGATGTTGAAAGAGCTTAAATGATATGTATAGATAGACCTTGACAAATATATAAAAAAGTCTTATAATTAATTAACCCTCAAAAAAGGATAAATGTTATGAAAGAATGGAAGTATATAACGGTTGACGAACAGCAACAAATGATGTTCGCATGGCGGTACATTGGTTTCGTAAATTTGGAACTGTTGACCGAAGAAGAAGTAGATGAAATTAACGAAGAAATGGATACTCTTCGTCGGGCAAGAACCGGAACCACTTCACCCGATGGAAAGGTGTGGGGAGAATGGGATCCATTTTCATATCCACACAAGTTATCTCCAAAGTTAGCAAAACTTTATTCACATCCAAAGATTCTTGAAGCTTCTGAATTCTTAATGGGGTCGGAAGTAATTGGTATGCAAAGTTGGGGATACTTTAAGCCACCCGGACAACTCGGCCGAGATGTTCATCAAAACGCATTTTATACCAAGTGCGGTCCAAATGAAATTATTAATGTGGCTATTGCATTAGACAACCATGACCCGGTAAATGGTGCAGTATGGAATTATGAAGGGTCACATCTTCTTCCCGTACTTCCAATCGAAGTTGATGAAGAACGAACAAAGACCAACCCAGCATTCTGGCACAATGAACGCGGTAAGCCTTGTGTAATGCCAGAAGGACACGGATTCCGAAAGATTGAAGGTTTCCAACGAAAGGGAACGATGACTCTTCTTCATTCCCATGTTGTTCACGGCTCTGAACCAAATGTATCAAACAGAATGCGCCGTAACTTTATCGGGGGATATTTGAAGAAGGGAGCACCATTCGCTTCTGGAAATCAAATGAAGCGTGAACCAATCGATATGTACGCAATGCGACAGGAGCATTGGGGGTTTTAAAGTGAGAGTCTTATTAACTGGTGGTGCTGGTTATTTAGGTTCTATAATCACCAACAAGCTACTTAATGACGGATA